AGCAGTAGGCGCACAGGGGTACTCTAACAGTACCGCTACAAACGCCGAGAATCATATTGAAAAATCATACGTTGCAGCTTTCCGCGAAGGTTTCGAACAAGCGTTCCAACAAAGCGAATCAAGGCTCCAACCGTATTTCGAACAAGAATCACAAAACGAAGAGTATCAGTACTTTGATCGTATCGGCACAGCAGCTGACATGACAACAGATACATCTCGTTTTGGAACCAATCCAAACTCAGAAATTGATCACGACAGACGTCGTCTTGGTTTGGTGGATTACGAACTAGGTAAGTACATTGATGAAAAAGACCTAAAACGTGTTATCACCGACCCAATGAACGCTTACACGCAAGCACTACTTGCTTCGGGTAAACGTAAGATTGACGACATCATCATTGACAAGTTCTTTGGAACTGCCGTTACAGGTAAGTCAGGTGGAACAAATGTTACCTTTACAGCTAATGCTGAAGATGCAACAACTGTTAAAGTTGGTGCGCTATCGGCTGGCAACATTGTAACAGGTGGCAAGTACGTAAAAGATACAGGGAATACTGAAGGATTCTCTGTTGGTGCTAATCTCACAAACGGTTCAGCAGGTGCATATGGACTTACAGTTGACAAATTGTTGGCTGCAAGATCTACAATGCTACGTCTGCACGCTATCGACCAAGATGAGGTTGTTAACTGTTTCATCGGTGCTAAGCAGTTTGAAGACCTACTCCAAGAGGATAAGGTTATCAACTCTGACTTCGCAGTTCGTAAGTCACTAGCCGAAGGTAACATCACTACATTCATGGGCTTCCGCTTCATTCACACAGAGCGTCTACCATTGTACAATGGAACAAATGATGACGAGCGTCGTGTTATTGTTGCAACGTCCAAAGCACTTAAGATGTCTGTTGGTACAGGTCTTAAGGGTGATATGTGGCGTGATCCCTCCAAGAAGAACATCCCATACATTTACTTCAAGCTTTGCGCTGATGCTTCTCGTATGTGGGGTGAGGTCGCTGGAGAAATCCGTTGCTCTGAAGCATAATTCAATTCGTAGCCTCCCCTGTAAATTCGGGGGAGGCTACTCCTTTTTTTAAATGCCAATTACGCCTACAAAGCTAAACATAATGAATGCTGCACTACGAAAGGTAGGCAGTTATTTTTTGGATGCGACCGACACGACAAGTACTACTTACCTGATTGCTAATCAGGCATACATTGATGCAATATTAGAAGTATTTGCTGATCACAGGTTTCATTATAACACAAAAAAAGTTACGCTAACAGCGACTAACGCAGTCGCACTCACTGATAGACCACATCAATACCAATTTCAGTTACCATCAGATTTTAATACGCTGCACGACTTAGAGCACCCAACACAGTTCTACAAGATTGCCGATTACGCAATAGAGCAGGATCAGGTGTACTTGGATGAGCCAAGCATCAATCTTTACTACACATTTATACCAGACTTAGAACTGTCTGCCGTAGCGTTACCACCTTTTTTAAATCGTATTATTGTTCTGCATATAGCTCAAGCGTTAAGCATTGAGTTGTCTGGCTCTGAAAGTCGTCACGAAATACTGTTTCAGCAGTATGTTGTTGCACTTCGTCGTGCGCGTGTGCTATCTGCTAGACAGGGAGCACCACAATCGCCAATCGACGACTCAACATCTAAAATATTAGGTACGCAACGGACATATGGCACGATACAGTAATGTTACAACTAATTTTTCTGGTGGATTAATCACTGATAATTTAGCGGGAAGAAAAGATATTGACCGCGTTACTAACTCGTGTCGTAAACTTACAAATTTTTTCCCATCCCTGCAGGGTCCAACAGGCTATCGCCAAGGGTTTCAGTTATCATATGTAGATGCAACTGAAACTAACACACAGTTTAGACAGGTTCATTTAACAGTCGGCAAGGATGATTCGTATAGACTTGTATTTACAGATAAAAAACTCCGTGTGTTTGATATTAGTGGCACACTCATTTATCAGTGGGTTACAGCGTATACAGAAACTCAGCTAAATGACTTACGGTTCAGCTCTGAGACAAGTGTTATTTACATCTGCCATCCAAACCACAGACCACGAAAGTTTGAGATTAAAGATGATATTTCTTATTTCTTTGAAATAGACACATACATTGAACCCTTTTTGCAAGAAGAAGAGACGTTAACACGTCTTGACATTGTTGGGGGGGAAGAAGTAGCAAAAGTAGAGAGTACAGCTGCTGCTGGCGCAACTCCTGATTTTCAGGGTATATACGACGACTATAGCCCGCTTTCGATTAAGAATATTAGTGCTGCAGATACAAGCAGAGTAGCAGGCACGTATGCTGCCGTTGCTAGCACGTCCTCTGGGTCGGGAACAGGTGCAACTTTTAAGGTTGTTGTTAATACCCTTACTATTAAGAATACTGCGGCTGCACATCCAGACAGAACAGGGGGATTATATACTAACGTTGCTAGCACGTCATCTGGCTCAGGAACAGGCGCAACTTTTCTGGCTGTTGTGGCTAATGATGGTACTGCTATAGTTACTGTTACTACTATTGGTAGTGGTTACGCTGTAGATGATACAATTACTATTGCGGATTCTGCATTGGGTAGTGGCGGCGCTCCTAATTTAACTTTTCAGGTAGCGACTGTGTATGATGGTTCTGCTATAGTTACTACTGTTGCTAATGGTAGCGGTTACGCTGTAGGTGATACAATTACTATTGCTAATTCTTTGCTAGGTAATGGTACTGGTGCTGCTAATTTAACTTTTAATGTAAAGTCCTTACCTAATTCTTTTTCAAAAGATTACTATGTTGAGTATCAGATAAGTGATGTTTGGTTATTAGGAAAGGTTATTGACTCAGCAACAAACTATCAAGAAGTAGTTGGTCCAACACCATCAGTTGTTTATGTAGATCAAGTTGATTTTGTAACGGACATTAACGACACGTCAGCTAAGATGTACGTGATCGACAATGATGTAACAACCTCTGGTTCGGATCAGGAGGACATACTAAAAAGAGACGCAGTTCCAATTGGTGAGATACACTTGCGCACAGACACTGATCTTTTTGAATCATCACAGCTCAATTCATGGATTCGTGTTAGCGAACAAAGTTCATCAAGCGATGTATTGGTTGATAGTAGCAGTTCAATGACTCGCTGGGTAAAAGTTGAGAAGTATTTAGGTAATGAGGTGCACCCAGTCAAATTTGTTAGGGGTGCGGGTGTATTATCAACTCATTTAGGCTACTATGATTACGGATCTGTATATAAGTCTTATGGGAGTGCTCAATTTGATGTCCACACTGGCTCTTTAGCCGCCGCAAGTACTCTGTCAGCTGAGATAAAAACAGCGGGTCAACGGACATTTGTTTGGGCTGGTGGAGTTTTTACAGGCAGTGGGAACGATACTGTTGCAGGCAACGTATCTGCAACTGATGTAATTGGTAATTTATCAGAATCATTAGAGTTTGATGTCCATAAAATAGATACAAGTGTACCTGCAATTCATTCAGGCACTCTTGGGACTACCGCCTCAAATCTTATTCAACCAACAGGTTCAATTAATGTAACTGAGATTGCTAATGATGTTACGATAACAGCTACTGCTGATATTTTTACAGCAGCAACATGTATTAATCGCCACCTACGGGGTGTAATGCCAACAGGTGTTGTGCACATGCAAATCATAGCAAGAACGTCGGACAAAGAGGTTCGTGCTAGGTTAAAAAACCCAGTACCGAGAAGTGATGTTACAGGGGGCTTTGTAAATTCAGGTAGGTTTGAAACATTTAGTTTTGGCGCGTGGTATGATAACAACTATCCAGCAGATGTAGTGTCTTTTGAACGTCGCCGAATATACGGAGGCACACCAGCTAATCCAAACTATGTGTTTTTTAGTAAGTTAGATGATGAGAGTACCTTTGCGCCGTCAGAAGATGATAAGACTGTTTTGGATACAAATGGTATATCATACCCGTTGTCGAATGTAAATTCATCTGTTCGTTGGATGATTGCAGCAAAGGATCTAATTATAGGAACTACTAGAGGTATATTCTCTATGTCAGTAAATGAGTACGAAGCAGCGGTTAGTCCAAAGACTATTCGTTTTGAGCTTGCTGATGAAGTTAACTGTAAAGATGAAGCCTACATGGTAGGTACATCTATATTCTTTCCAAATGAGTCAGGTACTCAGTTATTAGAGTATAGATACGACGGTACGATACAGAGAAGTAACGCAAACGATGTTTCAAAATTTATATTTCCAATACTAACAACAGACACAATTAAAAGAATTGCAGTACAGGAAACGCCTCAACCAAGAATTTGGGTTTTAACTACTTCAGGTGTTCTTTACTGCTTAACATATCAGCGACAAGAAGATTACTATGCGTGGTCAAAGATAGTTATGGCAGGTCAGACCCCTGTGTTAGATTTAGTTGTTCTGCGTGAGACATACAAGTCGGGCTTAGATCAAGTGTACATTGTGGTCAATAGGTTTGGATTTGTTCAGCATGAAGTTTTATCCTCTTCTTCCGATATTAACGGAACACCAACAATTCCTTTTTCAAGACCTGAAGACGAGCCAAAGCTTTTTCTAGATAGTGCTGAAACAGGGGTTGTGGGTAAGAATACACAGGAGTATAATCAGGTAACTAAAACATTAACAATAACACCAGTAAACACGGATGTATTTAGTAGTAACCGCAGATTTGATCTGGTTGTGTCTGGGACTTATATGGGCAACTATGAGATTGTTGGTGGTAAAATACAGATACAAATGTTACTAGAAGAGTCTGCACGTTGGACACTTGGCTTAAGTTATAAGGGGGAGGTGCAACCAATGTATCCTACATGGGATGGCTCAAACAAGCCATCGTACGGTTCAGACAACCAGCGTGTTATATCATCAAGGGCTTATTTGATTGATTCGTCACGTTACAGTGTTGGGATTGAAGATGACTTAGAGATAGTTGAGCTAGATGGTCATGTACCAACATCAGCTAGAATTATTTCTGATATAACACAGTATATATCGGACTTAAATGACTCAACAGGTGCTGAGCTAACAACCTCTGATAATTTTACACTAGGTATGTTTCTTAACTATGAGGCTAAACCTCAAGGTAATTTCACAGGCTTTGATAGGGAAAAACCGCTTAGAGGTTCTTATTTTGGGGTTGAAAAATCTATAACTATAGAACAGGGTGAACCGTATCCTCTTACTATCGCGGCACTTGTAACAAAAACAGATTTAAACTAAAGTGGGAGCAGCAGTACCTTTTATTATAGCAGCAACAACCGCAGCAAGTGCAGTGGTTAGCTACATGGGCGCGCGCCAACAGGCTAAAGCTTTAGAGGCAAATGCAAAAGCTGTTCAAGCGCAGGGCAACTATAACGCAACTATTGAGCGTAACAATGCTCAAGGTCAGAAGCAGCAGTCAGATTTTGAGCGCGCGGTTGTTTTGGCAAATCGAGAGCGAGCACACGACGCGGCGGAGCGAGAGCAAGCAATTCTCCAAAGAAGGACTAGTCAGGAGTTAGCAGGCTTTGACGTTAAGTTTGGCTACGGTGGTACATTTAATTCTTATATGGATTCCCTAGAAAATGACGCATATGAGCAACAAATTGCTGTATCTGCTGATCTTGCAGATGAAAGTGTATCGGGGTATATGCAGGCAAATGAGCACACTCGCATGGGTAAGCTGTACAGTCAGCGTGGCGAAACAAACGCGCGTAATATAATCTTTGGTGCTCAAAACGAAGCTATGAATTTAAGAAATCAAGCAAAAGCTACAAAAACTGCAGGCATTGCATCTGCAATTGGTGGCATTGCAGGGGGCGTTGGTAGTACTTATTCCGCATTAGGACAAAACAAAGCAGCGGGCATCAAATCATTTGGATTTAGTTAAAAATGGCAATTAAAGTAAAAACAGGCTTAGTAGAACAACAAAAAGCAGAAGCATCTGTTTTTGGGTATCAGCAGACGTACACATCACCGTTAAGTGCTGTTTCTAGCGCCCTTAAGGATGTTGGACAGGCAGCAGGGTCAATAGGCGGTGGAATGGCTCGAGAGCGAATAAGAGGGCAGCAAGCGCAAGTTCAGGCAGAAGCAAAGCGCAAACGTGATACAGACGCAGCAGCGCGCAAACAGGCGGCTGTTGATAAAGCTGTAGCAAACACTGCATCCAGTACGTACGGTATGGGACTAGCCACTAGTATTGCAGCGGTTGAAGATGCGTACGCGCTTGAAAACGATGAAGCAATCGCTGCAGCAGAGCAAAATTTATCTACTTATAACCCATCCTCTGCAAACTTTACACTAGATAATTATACTAAAACCAAAGTATCAGACTCTACTTATTATGCAATGAATGGTCACAATGACGGAGTTGCTGAAAAGTATAATGCAGCAAGTCTTAAGCTTCGTTCTTTAAAACCACACTACCAGTTAGGTAATATTTTGAAGACAACGCGTAGTGACGCAAGTAACACGTTACACACAACACTTCAGAACCACCTTAATCAAACAATGAAACCAGAGGCGTTTGACGGTGCGCTAATGTCTATTGTGTCGTTAGGTAACCACGAAGGGTTGGATGCTTTATCATCTCCAGACGCAGTGACTGCGTTTAAGGGTGACGCAAGTGGTATGGTTGCTCAGCTTTTTGTACACAACATTGAAAACTCTAGGAGCGTTGAAGATGTTAAGTATTACGCATCAAAGGGTGTTGAACAATATGGTGAGCTTCTTGAGTTTGTTAATGAAACTGACCGAGAGTTACTTTTTGATGCCGCTGAAAAAAGAGTTGAATCGCTACAAAAGGACGGTAATGCAGAACAGCGTGCTAACTATAAAGCGCAAGTAGATCAAACAGCAACTACATTCTTGAATACACTATCTCAGCAGACAGATATTGAAGGAATGGTTTCAGTCGCGTCGAATACAGCCGAAGCTTTACTGGGTGTTGAGGAAAAGTTTATTGAAGGCTCAGACTTAGAGAAGTTAAACTCGGTAAAAACATTAGTTAATTTTTTCGCACCAACACGGATCCAAAATAAAACTGGCGAAGATGTGGTAACCAGCCCCTTCAGACAGGGGTTAATAACTGCGTTAACTGTTGCAAAAACAGAGGGCGTGATGCCTATCTATTTGTTAGACGAAGAAATGCTTGCTAATGTAAGACCAGACGATGCAGGTAAGCTACGACAGTACGTAGGTACGATGGCGTCAAAGATACACAAAGGGTTGCAGAACGGAGATACTCGTAATTTAGAGTTGTTAACACCAGATGTTACAGAGCAGGCAAAGTTGTTAAAAGACTTAGGTTATAA